CCCTTATTTCTATCTACAAGACCTGAAGTACAATATGTAATTGCATCTTTTGCAATTTTTGTTCCTTTACTTCCGCCACCACCACTCAAAGTTCCTGTAGGATAATTTGGTTTTGGTGTATATACAAAGTATTCTTCAATTTCAGGAGCAATAGCACTTTCTTGCTTTTTTCCAGGAATATTTGGACCTATTGAATTCTTATCTTTTTTCTTTTCTTGGCGGATAAACCGCATTTTCATCGGATCAATATATCTAAGTTCTTTGATTCCTTCCTGTGGATTTTTAAAATCAATCAACTTATGATAATATAGTCTTCCATCAACATACCAATTTCTAAAAATCTCATGAGATTTTTTATCAAAGTCCAAAAGTTCTTTGATATACTTAAATTCTTGTCTAATTGCTTTTTTTAATTTATCTGTTGCATTCAGATTTGAAAGTTCTATTTCTATAGGAGAATCATAGAGGTCACTAACGAGTGCCTCATTTACAACATCTTCTATAGCATTGTCGCACTCTGGGTGCAACGACATTTCTCTATATCTTTTAATTAAATCAAATTCTGTTCTATATTGTCCTTCAATATCTACATACGAACCATAAAATCCACTGCTTATATAGTTGTCAACCCCGTCCTCATTATTTTGAGGAACGGGGGAAACTATAGTCTTGGA